GATCGTGATTATGATGATGGTGGCTTTGTTCCACGCCGTGCCGCTTATTATTGAGTTGCTATGGTCAGTCAGCACAAAATATGTAAGCACTGTGGTCGAGACCTACCGCTTGAGGCGTTCAATAAGGACAAAAACCGACTTGATGGACGAAAGTCTCGGTGTCGAGAGTGCGATGCCGCATCTTTCAAAGCAAGATACCAAGACCCAGAGTACCGGAAAGCCCACGGTAACAGGGCGAAACGATGGCGAGCGCGTCTAAAAGATGTTGACCCTGCGCGACTTTGGGCCTACGACGCTGTGGCTAATGCTAAAATGCGATCAAAAAGATCGGGACTGCCTTGCACAATCAACATGTTGGATGTCATGGGCGCTGTGGTTGATACTTGTCCTCTATTGGGACTTCCCATTACTTACGCAACAGGTGTCATACACGACAATAGCCCGTCACTCGATCGCAAGTTATGCGAGTTGGGATATACAAAAGATAATATCGCCGTCATATCGCACAGGGCTAACCGTCTTAAAAGCGACTCTACGCTAGAAGAATTGCAACTATTAGTAAAAAACCTAGTAGAATATCTGAATTCCGACTAACCCCGGACCCACGAGGAAAATATGGCTACAAATGTTGAGAAAAACATCGGCGCAGGTGGCGTTACCGATGGTATCTACCAAGCTGGCTTCGAGATGCCCACTGAAGATGGTTATATCGAAGTAGAACTGGCTGCTGACTCTGAAGATGCTGCACAAGAAGCGCTAGAAGACGCGCTGGAGATGGCAGACGAAGTCAAAGAAGCTGAATTTAGCCAAAACCTCGCGGAAAAGATTGACGAAAAAGAACTTGAAGGACTGGCAACCGAGCTTTTAGGCCAGTACGAGGACGATTTGAACTCCCGCCAAGAGTGGGAACACATGTATAAAGAAGGTCTGGAGCTGCTTGGTCTGAAGATGGACGAGCGCACCGAGCCTTGGGATGGCGCTTGTGGCGTTTATCACCCGATGTTGAGTGAAGCGGTAGTCCGCTTCCAAGCTGAGACCATTACCGAGACGTTCCCCGCCTCCGGTCCAGTCAAAACACAGATTATCGGTCGTCAGACCAAAGAGAAAGAGGACGCAGCGATGCGCGTCCAGAACGATATGAACTGGCGCTTGACCGAGCAGATGCCTGAGTATCGTCAAGAACACGAGCGGATGCTGTACAACCTGCCAATTTCGGGTTCGGCATTCAAGAAGGTGTACTTCGACCCATCACTGGGCCGTCAAACTTCGGTATTCCTCGCCGCTGAAGACTTTGTTATCAGCTACGGCCTGTCGGATATCACTACAGCTCAGCGCTATACACATCGTATGCGCAAGACCGAGAACGACATCAAGAAACTGCAAGTCGCAGGCTTCTACCGCGATGTAGAACTGGGTGATCCAGAGCGTGTTATTGATGAGCTGACTAAAGAGAAGGACAAGCTAATTGGTTGGTCTGGCCTGAAAGATGAGCGGTATCAAATCCTTGAAATGCACGTTGAGCTGGATCTACCGGGCTATGAAGATGAGGATGGTATTGCGCTTCCATATGTCGTGACGATCAATAAATCTAACGGCGCCGTCCTAAGTATCTACCGCAACTGGGAGATGAAGGATGAGTGGAAGAAGAAGCGCGATTATTTCGTGCATTATCAGTATATTGTTGGTTTTGGCTTTTACGGTTTTGGTCTTATCCATCTGGTTGGTGGACACGCCAAATCTGCGACTAGCTTGCTCCGTCAGCTTGTTGATGCTGGCACACTTTCTAATCTCCCGGGAGGACTGAAGAGCCGTGGTCTCCGCATTAAGGGCGATGATTCGCCGATTGCTCCGGGTGAATGGCGAGATGTTGACGTTCCGGGCGGTGCTATCCGAGACAATATTCTCCCACTCCCATACAAAGAACCATCCCAAGTACTAGCTGGTCTCCTCGCCACAATCGTTGAGGATGGCCGTCGCTTTGCTTCAGTTGCTGATCTCAAGATCTCTGACATGTCAGCTAATGCCCCGGTGGGTACTACGTTGGCTCTCATTGAGCGAAGCCTGAAGGTGATGTCGGCTGTACAAGCCCGTGTCCACGCAGCTATGCGCCAAGAGTTCAAGCTGCTCAAGCGCATCATCGCTGAAACGACACCTGACGAGTATGACTACGACGTAGAACCAACCCGTGCTGTGAAAGAAGCTGACTACGAGATCGTTGAGATTCTCCCAGTTTCTGATCCTAACGCAGCTACGATGGCTCAACGGATTATGCAGTACCAAGCCGCTACGCAGTTGTCGACTCAAGCGCCGCAAATCTTTGATCTTCCAGAACTTTATCGTGACATGCTCCGTACGCTGGGCCTGAAGAACGCCGATAAGATCATCCCGTTAAAAGACGCGATGAAGCCGAAAGATCCGATCGCTGAGAATATGGCTGTTCTGATGAGCAAGCCAGTTAAGGCGTTTGCATACCAAGATCACGAGGCGCACATCAAGGTACACACTGCCGCGATGCAAGATCCAAAGCTCCAGATGATTATTGGTCAGAACCCTAATGCAGTGATGATGCAACAGGCAATGCAGGCGCATATCGCTGAACACGTCGCTTACGCTTATCGCAATGAGCTTGAGAAGATGTTGGGTGTTCAGTTGCCAGATCCTGAACAAGACATCCCACCTGAAGTCGAGTATCAGCTGTCGAGCGTTGTCGCTCAGGCCGCTGACAAGCTGTTGGCTAAGGACCAGAACGAGATGGCTAAGCAGCAGGCAATGCAGCAAGCCCAAGATCCAATCATTCAAATGCAGCAACAAGAGCTACAGCTGAAGGCACAAGAGCTACAGCTGAAGGCTAAGATGCACGAGGACACCATGCAAGTCCGACTCATCGAGCAGCAGACTAAGAAGGAGCTAGAGGACGCACGTCTGAAGGCTCAGGCTAATATCGAAGGCACCAAACTCGGCGCCAAGATTGCTTACGATAAAGACAAACTACGTACTGAAACCCAAATCGAAGGTACGAAGATCGGTGTCGATATCGCTAAAAACCAAGCGCAACAACGCACGCAACGCCACGTTGCGGAACGTAGGACTAAACCTAAAGGAGAATAAACGTGGATAACATCTACCTGTCATTTGTTGAGTTCTATAAGAAGTCACTGAGGGCAGAGCTAAATCGGGTCGCTGACGACCTCGCATCGGGTAGTTGCAAGACTATCGACGAATACAAGTATCAAACCGGTTATATCCGAGGAATCGTATATGCCGAGCAAGTTTTCGAGGAGTTGGTCAAACAACTTCAAGAAAAGGAGTAAGGTAAAAACTTTTACCTTAACCAACCCCGGGATGAATAATCCTGTTCTAGTAGTACTTTACGTCGAAAGACGCTTTTATGGAGTTTAATCCTATTATGTCAGACATTATCACGCCTAGTGATGAACTCATCCTGCCACCGGGAATCAAAAAGATTAACGAGGCAATTAAGGATGAAGAACGTAGCGCCAAGCAGCTACCAATCCCAACCGGATACAAAATGCTTGTTGCACTGCCTGATGCTGAAGAGACCTACGAAAGCGGGTTGATGAAAGCTGAAATGACAATGCAAGCTGAAGAAGTAACAACCGTTGTCGCCTTTGTACTGGATATGGGTCCGGACTGCTACGCTGATACAGCTAAGTTTCCGACTGGTCCTTGGTGCAAGAAGGGCGATTTCGTCATTTTGCGTGCCTACTCTGGTACGCGAATCAAAGTCCACGGCAAAGAATTCCGTCTCATCAACGATGACTCGGTAGAAGCTGTTGTGGAAGATCCTCGCGGAATTACCCGCGCTGGCTAACTTGGAGGAATATCCATGCCTAACGATACAACTGAGTACATTTTAGACCCCATTGAACCGTTTGACGGTGGTGGGCAAGTTGAAGAACCGGAAGAAAGTGGTGTAGACGTCGAGATCGTTGACGATACCCCGGTTCAAGACCGTAACAAGAAACCACTAAACAAGAATCCTGAGCCGTCTGAGGAAGAACTAGACAATTACTCAGATGGTGTGAAGAAGCGCATTAATGAGCTTCGCCACGGGTACCATGACGAGCGTCGAGCTAAGGAAGCTGCCCTTCGTGAGAAGGAAGAGCTTGCTGCATTTGCTGAAAAACTCCTGCGTGAAAAGCAAGAACTTCAGCATCGCTACGCCGCTGGCGAGGAATTCGCCGTGGGCCAAATCAAGGAGAAAGCTGTCCTATCTTTAGAGTCCGCTAAGAAGCAATATAAAGATGCTTTCGAGGCTGGTGATGTAGAAGCGATGGCTGCTGCACAAGAAAAGATGATGGAAGCAGCCCTTGAAAAGAAAAAATATGAAGATTGGCGACCACAACAGTTGCAAACTGCTGAAAACTATGAAACTATTCAGTCAGTTAAACAACCAGCCGCGCCAAAGCCACAGCCAGACACCCGCGCAGTAACGTGGGCAGACGACAATCAGTGGTTTGGGCAGGACGAGGAGATGACCGCTTTCGCTTACGGTGTACATGACCGTCTTGTAAAAGCTGGCGTAGATCCTCGACTGGAACCTGATCTTTATTACCGTAAGATTGATGAACGTATGAGGGAAGTATTTCCTTCAAAGTTCGAGGCTCCAACAAAGCCTGTAAATAAAAAACCCGCTACTGTCGTTGCAGGTGTGTCGCGCACATCTAATACGTCTAAGAAAGTAGTGCTCTCAGCTTCACAACAACGTGTTGCACAGCGGCTCGGGCTTACGCCGCAGCAATATGCTCAAGAACTCGCCAAACTGGAGGCGCAATAATGGTTAACGAAACCACCCAAAAACGCACACCTCGTGCACTTGACACCCGCGAGCAAGAAACTCGTCCTATGACTTGGAAACCGGCAAGCACGCTGCCCGTGCCGCAGGAACAAGAAGGGTATAAGTTCCGATGGATTCGTCGGTCGATGATGGGCCAAGAAGACCCAACGAATGTTTCTAAGAAACGTCGTGAAGGTTGGGAACCCGTCCGCGCTGAGGATCATCCTGAACTCGTTTTGTATCTCGACCAGAATGCCCGTACATCTGGTTTGGTTGAAGTTGGTGGTCTGATTCTGTGCAAGATGCCATCTGAAATGGTTAGCCAGCGCAATGCGCACTATGGCCGCGCCACTCAGCAGCAATCTGACGCAGTAGACAACAGCTTCATGCGTGAAAATGATCCGCGAATGCCTCTCTATCGTGAGAAGAATTCAAAGGTAACATTTGGTTCCGGTTCGTAAGAATCGAATTATTTTAATTTAAGGAGTTACATATGGCTGCTACTAGCACCCCTTATGGCCTTAAGCCGATCAATCTGATTGGCGGTCAGGCTTTCAACGGTGGCGTAATTCGTGAGTTTGTTCTCTCGACTGAAAACACCTATGCCTTTTACACTGGCGCAGTTATCCAACTGTCGTCGGCTGGCAACCCACAACCGATTCAAGCTACTCCAGTAGCCCCTGATTTCGATGCTACTTCGACTAACGGTACCGCTGGTATCGTCGGTGTTTGCGTTGGCGTTTCGTACGTTGACCCAGCTCTGAAGTATCAAGTGTACGGTCAGACCCTCCCTGCTGGCGCTATCGCTGCTGGCTACACGAACATCACGATTCACGTCTGTGATGATCCTGACCAACTGTGGCAAATCCAAGGCGATGCCGCTTTCGGTTCGCTGACTAACGGCCCAGCCGGTGCTATCGGTAAGAATGCTGCTCTGAGCACGTTCACTGGTAACGCTACTACTGGCCTGTCGCAAACGAAGCTAGTTGTTGGTTCGAACGGTGGTTCGCTGGCCGCTACTGAAACCCTCGCAATGCGCGTGGTTGACGTTGTTGCTCTGACCGCTCTGGACAACTACCCAGATCTGATCGTCAAGTTTAACTTCGGCGTTCACTCGTACTACAACCAACTCGGCGTATAAGGAGTTATATAAATGGCTATTTCTCGT